GAGTTGTTGCTAGACCTATAAACTTAAATGTTGATACAATAGAAGATTTGTACCAAGCTTTAAAAGCAAAAGATACAGAAAAAGTAGCAACCATGCTTCCAACTATATTTATGGCTGAAGGTATTCTCCCTAAAGGAAACGGTCTATCCTATGAGTTTGCAATGGATATGAAAGGTAATGTATCTTTAGATATAAATCAAGAAAAAATATCACAAGGTGTTCAAAACGTAATAACTATTGACTTAACAGATATAGCTGAAACAGCAGACGATTTAAACGAATTTATATCTTTTATTAATATAGATTTAGAAAATCAAAAAAGAGATACTTTTGATATTTCTAAAATTACAATAAATAGTTTTAAAAAGAATATTAAAGATGACGAACAAGCAGTCTTTAATGATTATATGGATACTCTTTCAGTTGCAACAACTCCTTATTTTTATAATAAAATTAAAATGACCATTGCACCTAGAGAATCTTTTGAAGATACGTCAGAAGAAACAAAATCTACTCAATCTGATATAGAAGCTAAAAAAGCTGAATTATTAAATAAAAAAAATCAAGAATTAGCCGTAATACCTGTTACTAAAAAACAAGAAGTTTCTTCTTTTGTATCTGGATTTAAATCTGCATTTGATAAATTTGCTGAAAAAATGGGTTATGACAAAACAGAAAAAACTAGTAGAACAAAAATCAATGATGTATTTAAAAAATATGGATATGGTACACAAGATGAAATAGATTTAAAAAAGGCTAACGATATTTATAAAAATTATGTTAAAAAAATACATCCTGATAAGTACCAAGATGAAAAATTAAAAAATATTGCTAATGAGTTTATTTTACAATTAAATCAAGCTAAAGAAGAAGGTAATGTAGATGCTTTACATAATATTTATAAATTATTTATTGAAGCTAAATATGACGTTGAGTTAGAAGAATTATCTAAACAACCAACCGCGCCTATCGTAGAACCTGCCCCAACTACATCTACATATTTAGGCGAACCTTCTATATCAAAAGTAGAGGACGGTGAGCTATATGAATTTAAAACAGAAGACGGATTAATAGCTGGGGTCATGACTTCTTCAACAGACTTTAGAATTGATGGTATTACTGCAAATGAAGTAGGTAAAGGTAAAGGTTCTAAAATGTTTGAAGCATTAATAAATTATTTAAAAAATAAAAAAATTACTATACTATCTACTGTGTCAGCAGGCGAAGGGGCAGTAGCTATGCATAATAAAGCTATTCAAAAAGGATTATTGAAAGAACTTTCTAAGAGTGGTCGTAATGCCACATTTCAAATAATAAATAACCTAAATAAAGAAGGCGAAAATTTGGAAAATCCAAATATTGTTCGTATCTTTGCAAAAGATTATGACATCAACGACATAGAAGGAATTGCTAAAGCAAGACTATTACAAAAAGAACTGCAAACAATACTTCCACAATTATTAAATAATAACACAATTAAAAGGACCAACTGTAAATAATGAGCTGTATAATATATAATGGACAAAAATATTCTAATGATGAGTTTGCTAACTTATTATTAAGTGGTGAACTAGAAAAACTTTCTTTAGAAAAGAAGGTCGATACTCCTATTACAAAAATAGGAAAAGAGTTTTTAGAAGCAGTTAAAAAAATAAGTGCAAAGTTTGATAGAAAAATGGAAATGGAAAAAGCTAAATATGAAAAAGCTTTAAAATCATCTCCTGATTTAGTTAAACTTAGAAACTTTCTTAAAAAAGACATCACTAAAAATAGTAGATTATCCGATGCTGAAACTAGAAAACAAGCTGGATTAACTGGGATTGAAACTGCTAAAGAATTAAAGAATAGACTTGCAATTATAAACAATGCTTGGAGAACAACTAAGACTAGACTTGAAAACGAAAAACAACTTGAAATAAACATTGCTCAAGAAAAACCAGTAAAAGCCACTGATGCTTTTAGCTTAACACGTATTTTAAGAAGTGCTTTTGGTTTAAGAAAAGTCTTTAAAACTAAAGATGGTAAAAGAATATCACAAGATGAGGCTGCTGCAACCCTTATGGATAAAGTATTGGAAACAATAGCTAAACGTCAAAATGTAACTAAAGAAACTATTTATAAATCTACATTCTATAAACGTTCAAGAATGGAAGAAATAAATAATTCTTTAGAAACATTATTACAATCAATTGGACCAAAAGGAATAACTAATCTAGCAATTCCTAATTCTAAAGTTTACATAAACATTGACGGTAAAAAACGTTCTGAAATATCAGACTCAAACGCTACTTTCAAATTTGATAACGTATTTTCAACTACTAGAATAGAAGATCTTGTAAAAAAATTAAATGCAGGAACTACACTTTCCTCTTTGTTATATCACGATGCTTTGTATAAAGCATATCCTGAATTAGCATATTTAAAAGTAAAATCAAAACCGCTTCAAAAAAATGAATACCGTGGATATTTTACAACACAAGGTGACGGGTTTTATTCAAAAAAAGCTGAAATAGTTTTAAATTCTAATGATACAAAAGGACAACCTTCTTTTGATATTCAAGATATGATGAATACATTGTTGCATGAAATACAACATGCTATTCAATTAATAGAAGGATTTGAACAAGGACTTGATACAGTTACCTATAAAAAAGTAGTTGAAAAAGATATTGAAGCTACAACTAAGTTAATATCTTTAATGGAAACTGCTAATGAAAATCAAACTTCTATTTTAGCTTCTACTAAAGATATTGAAGAGTTAAATGAATTAGATTGGTCAAGAGCAGAATATGATGTTAATAAAGTAATAACAGAAAATGATATTAAAAAAGCAGAACAACATCTAATAAAAGCATCTCAATTAACATCTGATGATTATATGGAGATGTATATGAATACATTAGAAGAGGTAGAAGCTCGTTCAACAGAATATAGACAAACATTAACACAAGAAGAAATAGATGAATTTTCAAATCGTCTTGAATATGAAACAAATATTTCTAAACGTACTAGAACATCAGACCCTAAAATATTTAAAAATTATGAAGATGCAATCTTTTATGTTATAGATAAAAAACCATCTACCTTATTTCAACAAGCACAAGCGGCTTACCAATCTTCTGGTACTTACTCTAAAGGTAATGCTAAATTTGGCATATTAGAAGAAGGCGAAGATATAATTCACGCAATGACAAGTCCTAATGTTTCATCACCTTTACATGAAGCCGCTCATAAGTTTGAAAAATATTTAACACAAGATGAAAGACAAGTAGTTTTAGATTTTGCAAAAACTGCAGAATGGACAACAGACACATCTGAAAAATTTGCTAGAGGATTTGAAAAATTCTTAGCTGAAGGTAAAGCACCAAACCCAGCTTTACAGTCTATATTTGAAGCATTTGCTAGTTGGTTAATGACTATCTATAATGGAATAATTGGTTCTGATATAGATATAGAATTAAACGATGAAATGCGTAAGATATATTCTGCTATGTTAGGTAGTGAGTTCATATCACAAGAAACAAAAGAAGTAACACCAGCTCCTGTTGGAGAAGTAAAAGTTCAAGAGCAACCTATCTTAGAAACAGAAACTTCATTTGAAAGGATTAATAAAAAAGTTGTAGAGTTTAATAAAGTAAACAGACCTTCTGCTATAGAAAAAGAAAATGAAAATACAACAGATAGACAATATTCAAACAAGCGAATAGCTTTAACAGATGCTGTATTTGAAGCAAAAAATAAAATATCAAATGCAACTGATACGACTGCCGCTATAGCAGAGTATGATAATAAGGTAAAAGAATTGGAAGAATTTGATAATAATACTCAAAATATAATTGATTCCTCTAAAGTTACAAGTTTAATTTATGACGAAGTAGAATATAGTGAAAAAGATGGTGTTAATTATGAATATAAAGATGAATTTAATAAAGACCCTAGAGAAGCTTCTTTAAAAAGAGCCAAAGAAATGGTTACTTTTTTAGAGGAAGATACTACAGAAGATAGAACAGAATCAATCGCTAGAAATAAATATGAAATAGCTATTTTAGAGAAGGATATAAAAGATAATCCTCTAAAAGAAAATACTTTTTTTACATCAGTCAAAGAACAATCACCTATACAAGAAGAAAAAACAGTAGAGCAATTAGAAAAAGAAGTAGCTGATTTAAGAGCAAAAGAAAAAGCAGAATATACTGCTATGACTGACCAAAATGATGAAGTAAAGAAAAAAGAAATATTTGATAGATATGATGAATCAATTACACCTTTATTAAGAAAAATAAAAGAACAAAAAGTTGAACCTATAGAAATGGTTCAAGAAGAACCCGTAGTAGAAGAAAAACTGTTTATATTACCACAAGATGCTGTATTTGTTGACTCAACTCATGTTGTAGATAAAAACTTCTCACCTTTACAATTATCATTAGGAATAAGAAATTTATATACTGATAGAGTGTTTAACAATGAAGATCCTATAGATGTATTAAATGATATATTTGGTAGAGGAGATGTTATTGCAGAACCAGCTGCAGACGGTGTGTTCATTTATTATTTAAAAGAAGAAGCTGAATCACCTGCATTTAAAAATGTAATTGAAGTATCTAAAGATGCAATCAAAGAAATGATTAAACAAGATATTTCAACTAAAACAAATTCTGTAACTATTTCTAAAACAGATAATGGTTTAAAAATATCATTAGGTAATGCAGAATATTTTGCACAATTTGATGAAGATACTACTTTTACATGGAGATTATTTGCAGACGAAGCGATGTCAGTACCTTATGCTGAAAATGATATATTTCCAGATGAGGCATCTATTAAAGAATTTTTCTCAAAAGATGTTTTACAACCTGCTACTACACCAGAAATTACAGTAGAAGATTTAAAAGAAGAAGTACTAGTAGATAATACAGTAAAAATAAGTACTTTAAAAAATAGCATGGATTCTACTATTAAAATAGTAGTAAATGGTAACTTTATATTATATGGAGCATTTGATAAAGGATTTACCAATAGATGGGCATTAGCTTTAGACGAAGCTCATTTCAAACCTTATGCTGAAAATAAATTGTTTTGGAACAAGCAAGATATTATAGATTATTTAAAAACAGATTCATCTATAAAGGAACAATCTTTTGTGGAGGAACCAGTTAGTGTAGAGGAGTTTAAAGAAGAAGAAGTAAAACCTATTGTTGAAATATACGGATATAAAGTAGGTACTGCTGTAAACATAAATGGTACTCCTCATAAAATCAAAAGCTTTACTAAAATAGGTGATTCTTATTATGTTATAGCAAGTCCTATTAACTTCTCGGCAACAAATGAAAAAGGAACAGATTCTAAAAAGTTATCAACTTATCCTGTTTCTGATATGTCTGATTTTATACAACCAACTTTTAAAACAAGCACTCTTTCTGCTGATACACCGACAAGTGAATATGTACCAAAGGCTAAAGATATTGTTTCATTCAAAGGTAAAAATTATATTGTTTCTTCTGTTAAACCGAATGGAGCACTTATATTAAAATCTATTAATAAAGCAGATGAGTATTCTATAATAGAAAGTCAACACATTGGTTGGTACATTGTTGATAAAGATGAAGATCCTGTTACTGAAGAACCTTTTGATACAGAAGAAGAAGCACAAGCTGAATTAGATAAATTACAATCTAGAAAGCCTAACTATGAATTTGTAAATAGTTCAGAGGTAACTCCTGTTAAAATAAATGAAGCAAATATTCAACCTATAAGTAAAGAAGTTTCATCAAAAGAAGTTGCTTTAAAAAATATTTTGAATAGACTTCAAGATATGTTCCCTACAATAAAATATAAAATTGTAGACTTCCCTGACCAAAATTGGAAAGGACGTTTTCATAAAGGTGTTGTAGAGATTAATTTCTCTAACGCAGATGTATCTACAGCTGTTCATGAATATTTACATCCTTTTATTTTTGCATTAAAATCTTCTAATAAAGAACTTTATGATAATGTAATAAAAGAAATGAAAAGTGATTATAAATCTTTTTATAAAGAGGTTATATCAGAAATTTCTAAAGCACCTGAGTATTCATCTTTAACCAAAGAACAACGTGATGATGAGGTTTTAGTAAGAATCCTTACAGATAAAGTTAATGAGGTAATTAATCCTGAAACTGGGTTAGTTATACCAGAAAAAATGGATGAGATTGCAAATAAATACTCAACGTTTTTTAAAGATATGTGGAATCTACTTATAAATGCGATAGATTCTTTTATATCATCATTTAAAAAAACAACTGAAAGAAAAAATGCTAGAACATTTGATAAAATTGCAGGAATAGAATATAATCCTATAAAAGGAAGTTTAAAAATTTTAGATGAATCTGGTATAGAATGGGTTGTTGCAACAATAGGTAAACTTGGTTCTGAACTTAAATTTAATGACTTTGTTATTAAGACTAGAGAAAGAGTTCCACAAATAACAGTAGAACAATTAAAAGGATTAGTAGAAGATATCAAAGCCGATTTAGAAAATAAAAACCCTTCTGTTTCAGAAAATGCTACATATAGTTTTAATGTCAACGGAGAAGGAGTTAGTTTGTTTATTGACAAAGCTGTATTTACTAAAGAAGATGGTAAATATAAAAAATGGTTTAATGAAGTTGGCGATGTGTTATTTTTAAAGTCTAAAAATATTAAAGATGGTATTACCGAAGAGTATTTAAAAGAAAACGAAATAACATTCGATGAAATAAAAAAAGAAAGAAACGACTTTATTAAAACTAATGAAAGTAAAATTCTTTCTATGGCATACGATAAAGCAGTTGCTGTAGGTGGAAACATTGAATTAGTTAAAGCTGTTGATGAGGCATTACAAAAACAAGACAACAACAATAAAAAATTATCATTAGACTTTAAATCATATCCTTCATATTCTAAATTTAAAGGTACTTTAGATAAAGTTGAAAATTATTACAATGATAAAACTAGAGAGATAGATTCTAAAATCGTATTATCGGCTTTATCTTTAAATACAACTTTAGATGAATTAGGAGCATGGTTAACTAATGCTCAAGGTTATAAATTAAACATGGACGCACACAAAGAAAGCTTTGAAGAAATGTCCGATTTATACTCTATAAAAAATAAAACAGAACTTGAAGTATTTACAAATTCATTTAGAAGTAAACTTAAAAATCTTGAACATACTATTGAGAAAAGATTAAGAGTAACTAAAATGACTCCAGAAGTAAAAGAACGTGTGGTTTCTAACTTAACAGACTTAAAAACTTTAACTGCTGATTTAAACGAAGAAAATTCTGTTGAAACAACTGTAAACATATTAAGAGTAGGTTTCACAGCTTTACAAAAAGCTGAAGGAATGATGCAAAATATCAGAACTAGAATTAATTATGGTGACATCAATAACTATATAAATTCACTTGTTGTTAATTTAACAAAAGCAGGAGTTAAAATAGAATTTAAAGATGATAACAGATATGGTATTCGTTTAAATAAAGGTGTTGTAGAAATTAATAAACAACAACTTATTGAAGACGGATGGGTTCCAATGGATATTGGAAAATATATGGTTGGTGATTATAAAAAGAAAAGCACATTTGAAAAAACTAAGTTTAATGATGAACAGGAAGCATTTAGAAAAAAAGTACAAGGTATAAATAGAACAACTATAGATAATTTAAAAGTAGAATTATCACCTTCTGAAATTGAAGAATTGAACTGGGATATTTCTATGCTTAGAAACTATTATGCTACATATGAAAGCTTTACTAATAGTCTTTTAAAACAATACGCTGAACACTTTGAGTACTCTACAGAGTACATGCCTTATTCACAAGCTATCGCTGAGTCTGTTACTAGACATAAAGAACTAGAACAAGATATGAGAAAATTAGCTGTTGAATGGTTATTTCCATATTTCGATAAACTACAAATAGAGGCTCTTAAAAATGTATCAGATACACTTAGAGCTAGTAAATATGTAGATAAAGATAGCTTTGCAAAACTTTTAAGAAATGCGAGTAAAGATAATAATAAAATAGACTTCTTATTTGGAACATTAGTTAATACTGACGATCCTATCAATGCAACTGTAGCTATTCTTTTATCAGATGTAATCAATAAAAATACAAATGCTTTAGGACATCTAGTTTCTACTACAAAAAGTATGAGAGAAAACTACTTTAAGGCTAAAGGTATTACTACAAGTAAAGCTAGAGCTGAATATATTAAAAATAATTTTTTAAGAAAAGCTAAAGTATATGAGGTAGAAAAAGATGAATATGGTAAAATTATTATAGATGAAAAAACAAATGAACCTATATTTAAATTAGTTGAGCGTTGGGCATTCAATACAGAATATAATATGGATGAATACGAGATAGCTCGTAAAGATTTCGTAGAAAAATTAGCTAAGCCTGTACCTCCTCCAATGGGAGCTACTAATGCCGAATGGGCTGAATATCAAGAGTTAGCTGTTGAAAGAACTGATAAAATTAAAGATTGGGAAATAAACAATAAAGAAAGATTCAAAAATAAAAAATTTGAAAACTTGATGAAAGATGAAATGTATAGATTTTTATATACAAATTATGAATCATCTAATAATTTATTCGGAGAAGCTAAACTTAAATATGGTATTATTCAACAAGGAGTTTTAAAGGATGAATTTATTGAAAAGAATAAAAGCAGAATCCAAAAACTAAGAAGTGTTTTTAATAAAGTACAAGATAAAAATACACCAGCTTGGAGTAAAACAAAAGGAATGCTTAAAACTGGATTTACATATCTAGTTGGTCAAGATAGAGATATGATGCAACAACAGGAAAATCCTGATGGAAGTACGTATAAATCTATTAAAACATCATATCTTAGAATGCTAAAAGACGATCTTATAGACTTTGACTTAACTCACACCATAACAGGTTTTACAGAGGATGCATTGAGATATAGTTCATTAAGAGGTCTTCAAGCAAATGTTGAAAATTTACGTTTACTTACAAATGGTACTAAAAATATAGATGGAAGAAAAGTTCCAGAACTTGATGCTAATGGTTCTGTTATTTGGCATTCAATGTTAGGTAAACCTAAATCTAAAGACCAACATGAAAATCGTTTAAATAAGCAACTTAACTATTTTATAGATAGAGTATTCTACGGAGAAAAACAAAAACAAGTTGATATAACTTTATGGAAATCTCGTAAGTATGAAGAGAATTTAACATTGCTTAAAAAAATGATAGCTGATAAAAAAACTCCAGAAGAGATTTATAAAGCTACCACCTTCTATATGGATGACGATAATAGATGGAAAACAGACGAGTATGCTAATTTAAATATAAACTTAAATAACATAGCAAAGAAATTTACTTTCCTTACATCTGTTGTTTCATTGGCAGGTAATCTAATGTCAACTAGTCGAAACTTAACTATAGGTAACTTTGTTAACTTGTCAGAAGGTAACGGTAATAAATATTACTCTAAAATGCAATATGCTGAAGCAGCTGTAATATATACTAAGAACGTTCCACAAAATGCAATGGACTTAGCAAATAACACTAAGAGTAAACTTAATCAAGTTTTATTTGATTACCAAGCTATTCAAGGTGAGTTCAGAGATCGTTATAACAGATTGACATCAGATAAAGCAGCTATCTCAAGATTATTTAGTACAGATTCACTTTTCTTTTTACAACATGTAGCTGAGCATCAAATTCAAGGAACTGCAACATTAGCACTGATGTTAAATACATCTGTAAAATTAAAAGACGGAACTGCTACTAATTTATGGGATGCTTTAACCTTAGATAAAAATGGGGTAGTTACTAAAGAAAATATCGACCCTTCATCATTTGATGAAACTAAGTTTATCAGAAACTTACATGAGATGAATCGTTCAAATCATGGTAACTATTCTGACTTACATAAAACAGCTATTCAAAGAGAGTGGTACGGTGGATTATTAATGACATTTAGAAAACACATGTATCCAGTACTTAAAGCACGTTTTGGTAAACAAAAAGTAGATTACTCTAAAGGAGTTGTCGTAGAAGGTTTCCATAGAACGTTCTTTAAAAAAATATTAGAAGATGTGATAGAATATGGAGTAAACATAACTGCTTACGATATATTTTCAAAAGATAAACAAAGTAAAGGTTGGACTTCTGAAGAAGAGTATTCTTTTAAAAGAGCAACATTTGAAACCTTTGTAGGTGTTATTGGAATGATGATATTAACTCTTTTACTTGCAGGTGGAGAAGACGGCGATGATGATGATGATTCAGCTGCAAAAAAATGGTTAATTGCAGCAGCTAATGGTCTATATACAGATATAGCTGTATCAAATCCTTTAGGTGTATATAATCCTTTTACAAACCAATCTGAATTATATCAGGAGTTTAAAAAAATTAGTAATAATCCTGTAGCAGTTCAGTTTACATTTAAAAAAATTGGTGAATTTATAGGTGCAGTTGTTGATGGTAAAGATTCAGAAACAATAAGTGCAAAATTTGAAAAAATTGTTCCTGTGTATAGACATCTAGAAGCGTTCTCAGATCCTGAAGAATATGTTGATGGATATCTTCAATATCAATCACTAGTTGGTACAGGTTTGAAGAAAGGAGCGAAATAATAAAAAATTATTACGTATTTGGTAATTAAATATTATTATTGTACCTTTGTGAAAATTTAATAGATTTAGGGTGTTTATCACCCTATTTTCTATTGACCTTATCGGTGAGAACTAAAATTCTGAAAAATTATGATATTAAATGGAACTGGTGCATATAACACCAACAGTAAAGAAACTGTAAATAACGAACTAAATAAAAATTTAAGACAACTAAACACAAATATTTGTTGTTTAAAAGAGTCTATATTAAATAATAAAGAATACGCTCCAATATTACGTTGTAGTCCAGATGCTCCTGGAGACATCGTTATTGGAACTTTTTATTTTAATGGAACAGATTGGTCATTAAGTTATTATAATGCAGATGGAACTCCTTATACAGGAAATCCACCAATCTCTTGTTTATCTGAAGTTTTAGAATCAGATCCTCTTGATATATGTATCAATGGTGCTCAAGCAACACAATGGGTTGTAAAAAGAAACGGTGTACCAACAGGACAGTTATATTATACAAATTTAGCAGGTACTGTTTTAGCAACACCTTCTTCCTTTACAAAAGGTTTGTGTCCAGATCTAGAATTTTTACAAGAATCTCATTTGATATCACAACTTACTCTTGAAACAAATGCGTCTTTTTCGGTAAATGGTGCTGGTGACGGAGAAGATTTTACATGTAATCCTGTTATAACGGATTCTTATCCTTTCACTATAAATGATAGAGTAAAAACTGTTACTGTTATAGATGATGGCGTAAAAACTATTTATGATACAAGTATATCATTTCTAACTGTTTCACAAACTATAATATATAAGCCAAAAAACTTTTCAGTATATGTAATATACGATACATATAAAGGTGCTCAACTTATATATGAAAGACAATATCAGTATGGTGCAGGTGGACCTGTTCCAATCGCTGTAGAAAGAACACTATCAAATTCTAAAAATGCGTATAATGCCTATGGTAATACAACTAGTGATGTTCTTAACTACCAGCTTCCAACAGGCACTTCAGTTCTTTCATGGAAAAATAAAATAACAGGAGCGTGTGTATATACTGATAGATGTAAAAATGTAATATCTATTGGTACTGGATTAACATTGTCAGATAATGTACATACTTTAAATCCTCCAATCGATCCTATTTTATTAATTTCACAAAAAGAAAATACTTATAATACTGTAGAACATGCGTTAATTACAACTAGTGTAACATACGCACCAAATACAATTCACATATTTTCAATAAGTGCTATTGCTGGAACTGTGCAAGTAACACTAAATTCTGGTACACCTATTACAATTCCAAATGGAACATCTATAACTTTTCCTGCAACTACTTTGTTATCTACTCAAATAAGAGTAGATGTGTCAGGTGGTTCAGCGTACGTTACACTAATAAAACCATAATATGATAAATACAGGATTACTAAATAGTCAATTTCCAGGATTAAGAACTCTATTACCTTTAACAACATCTTTGCAAAATGTTTTTGATTACACAGGTGCAGCTTCTACAATATCCTTATCTACTACAACGTTAGGTATTACTGGCACAACTGAATATTCATGGAGTAGTCCATCAGTGGGTGCAGCTAATAAAACTTCTCTTCATTTTGACGTACTAGGTAGAATGAATTTGAGAGTTGGTACAGGCTTTTTAGCAATTTTTGGTACGCAAAGTATTACAGCAAATAGAAATTTTAACTTCCCTGATGTTTCAACAACTTTAGCAGGATGGGCTGTTCCTGTTAATAATTTTACAGGTAGGATTACTATGGGTGCAACAATGGGAGTAGGTGTGGCATCAGGAACAGCTTTATTGTGTTTTCCTGATAATGGTACAACTGCTAATGAGGGTATTCAATTTGGTTCAGATAGTGCTAATTTATATAGAAATGCACCAAATACTTTAAAAACAGATGCTTTTTTAATACAATCAGCTCCTACTTTAACAGGATCATCAACTACTTCTGCTTTAAATTTATCACAAACATTAAATACAACAGGGGCTCCTGATATTATAAGTTTATCTGTTACTAATACTGCTAGTAGTACCGCTACAAACTTAATGAATTTAAAAGTAGATAATGTATCTGCTTTTAGTGTAAATAGACTTGGTGCAACTAGAATTGGATTAACAAGTAGTAATAACTGGACATTTTCAAGTAATCAATTAATTAGTTCACAAAATGCTTTTATAAGTGCTGCTGGTGCTGTAGGAGTAGTATTAAGTTCGACTGCACTTGTTGGAGGTATTCAAGCTAATGCTTCTGGTGCAAAAGCTTGTGATACAGGTGTAAGTACTGCAATTACAACTTCTGCTGTATTTGAAGTTGTTTCTACTACTAAAGGTTTTTTACCACCTAGAATGACAAGTGCTCAACGTCTAGCAATAGCAACTCCTGCAACAGGATTAATAGTTTATCAAACAGATGCAACAGAAGGATTATATATAAGAAAATCTACTGGTTGGGTATTTATAATATAAAAATAAATAATAAAAAATGGCAATACTATCATTAAAATCAAAAGTAAAAGTTCTTGTTAATCCAGTTACATTAAGACAAGATTTTATTCGTTTAGAAATAGAAGAGGAAACAAGAAATGCATTAGCTATAACTATTACTGGTAAATATGTAGAAGACAATTCAAGTGATTATATTAAAGCATTTTCATTTATTGTAGACAATCAATTAGCAAACCAAATAGGTCAAGTAAATATACCTAGTGAATTTACATTAATTGAAGCAAGAAATTTACAATTATTAACAGGTACACTTTCAGTATTAGAACAATATAAAGATTTTGGATTAAGTGCAATTAACTGGGAGGTTTTATAATAATTAAATATGGCATTAATATCTCAATCAGGTCAAAATAGTAATAGTGCTATTTCATATAGTAATTCTCCCAATATAGATGCATTTGGTAGATTAAGAGTTAGTACACCATTTACATTATTTGATTCAAGTCATAGATTTGCAGATAATGGATTATGGGCTACATCTACTGCTACAAGTGGAACAGCAACATTTAATTCTGCTCAAGGATTAGTTGATCTTGCTGTAACATCAGCATCAGGTTCTCAAGTTATTAGAGAAACCAATAAAGTATTTTCATATCAACCTGGTAAAAGTTTGTTAGTACTTAGTACTTTTGTAATGAGTCCTGCTAAAACAAATCTTAGACAAAGAATTGGATATTATGGAGCAGCTAATGGTTATTATTTAGAACAAAGTAATAGCACATTTAGTTTTGTTGAAAGAACTTCAGTTTCAGGTGCATTAGTAAATACACCTGTTAATCAATTAAATTGGAATGTTGATCCTATGAATGGGGCAGGTCCTAGTGGAATAACAATTGATTTAACAAAAGCTCAGATTTTATTTATGGATCTTGAGTGGTTAGGAGTAGGAACAGTTAGGATGGGTTTTGTTATAAATGGTAATTATTATGTTTGTCATAAATTTCATCATGCAAATATAATTACATCTACATATATTACTACTGCTTCTCTACCATTAAGATATGAAATAACAAATACAGGTGCTACAAGTGGAGCAAGTACATTAAAACAAATATGTTCTACTGTATTATCTGAAGGAGGGTATGAACTTCGTGGTTCACAACAAGCTGTAGGTACACCAATAACTTCTCCTAAAACTTTAACAACAGCAGGTACATATTATCCTATAGTTTCTATAAGACTTAAATCTACAAGATTAGATGCTATAGTTTTAGCTACTGCTATTTCTGCAATAGGTAATACCGCAGCTAATTATAATTGGCAAGTGGTAGTAGCAGGAACAACAACAGGTGGTTCTTGGGTAAGTGCAGGAACAAATTCTTCTGTAGAATATAATATAACAGGAACATCTTTTGCAGGAGGTAGAATTTTAGCATCAGGTTATTTTACAGCTACAGCAAATACAAGTGTATCTGTTGATATATTAAGAGCAGCACTGTTTAGTAATCAATTAGAAAGAGATGGATTAACAGGAACTCCTTATGAGTTTACAGTAATTTTAGCAGCAGGAACAAATAATGAAACTGGATTTGCATCAATGGACTGGGAAGAAGTAAGTAGATAATAATAAATAAAATAACTCAAGAAACTATAAAAAAATTAAAATCTAATGAAAACATTAATTAAATCTTTACATATATTAGTTTTATTTTTATTATTTTTATTAATTACTTCTTGTAATCCTGTAAAAATTGTATTAAATAACAATCAAAAATTTGAAAAAGTTGCTAAAGAAGTAGTAAAACGTGGATATTGTATCAATGATACAGTAATTGTTGATGTAGTAAAAATAGATACATTAATCCAAAATAATTACATTACAGATACTATATCTATTACTACAAAAGATACTGTTTTAGCATCAGGAACTAGCATTTCTGTTAAAAATGACAAAGTTTATGTAAAATGCCCTCCTACTAAAAGTATTGTTCAAACACTTACTAAAAATAATTACATTAGAGACGTTAAATTAGAATCTATATTAAAGAAAGAAAATACTGAAAAAACAGATAGTATCAGAAATTTAAAAATAGATATTAAAGAAAAAAACATAACAATCGTTAAAGAAAAATCAAAATTTTATATACTATTATCTGCTATTATAATGTTTATTATTATATATACAGTAATGAAATTTAAAAAATTAATCTAAAAATAAAATTATATTATGAACTTCAAACAATGGATACTTGACTTATTTAAAGATGAAAGAGGATCTACATCAGTTAAACCTGTAGTAGCTTTTATTGGTACATTATTTTTATGTGTAACTATGACATTAAATAGTTATTCACATGAATCTTTTAAACCAGCAGAATCATTAGTTAATGCGGTTTTAGTTATTACTGCTATAGGTATGGGTGCTGATACGTTAGATAAATTTACTAAAAAATCAAACAATACAACTGAAGATAATGGCAACATCTAGAAAAACACCAGTTAAACCTAAAAGTACTGTTAAAGAAACAGTTGAAACTGCAGCAGAAGCTGTAAAACTTCCTGTTAGTTTTAATCAGTTTAGAAAATATCCTGTAGCTGCTGTGGCTTTTTTGTGTATTATTGGTATGATATATTTATATAAAGATAAACAGAAATCAGAAGTTAAAGGAATTGATAACTGTTTAGAACAAACTATGAAATTAGAAAAGAAAATTGATTTCAAAGATTCTATAATATTAAATTTAATAACTCAACAAGCTATAATCAATGCCACAAATTAAAATAACATTAATTATTGGTATAGTAATTTTACTAATTGCCATTACTACAATAGGTCAAAAATCAATATCTAATAAAAATAGAAATTCTAACCATATTAATATGGATAGTTTAATAAAAGTGACGATAGAAAAAAATGAAAAAACAATTACAAAACGAATTGGTGAACTTAAAAATGCTGAAAAAGCTGCTGACAGCCTTTCCAGTGTTGTTACCGTTCTTAAAAAAGAAAATCAACAATTACATGAAAGCATTTCTAACATTAACAATGTTGATAGTACTGACAAATTTGAGTTATTGCCAATATCCGAAGACTAAGGTTATTGATGGTGAAAAAATTGTAATGCTTACTAAAGTACAAGCTGATGATATTAATTTAAAGTTTGTTAAATTTAAAAGCATAATTGATTCTCAAAAAATTGAATTATCAAAACCTGTTAAAATAGATACAGTTGTTATTATTAAAGATGATACAGCTGTAACTAAATGGAAAACTTATTATAAAGGTAAGTTAAAAGAATGTTATGATGCTAACATTGGTTTAACTAAATGGTATGAAGAAACTCAAAAAACTGCTATGTTTTTAGATACCTGCAATTATAGAAGGTTTAGAAAAAAATACAAAGAGTTAGAAAAAATTAGAAAAAATAGATACAATTAATTATGTTATTAAAAAATGGCTCTTCTGGAGCAGAAGTAAAGCAACTTCAAACAAAATTAGGCTTAGCTGCTGATGGAATATTTGGTAATGGTACAGAAGCCAAAGTAAAAGAATGGCAAGCTGCTAATGGATTAACTGCTGATGGTATAGTAGGAGATGCTACATGGTCTAAAATGTTTGGATCAACTCCAACTCCTGTAGCTGCTACTGCAATACCAGCATCTGATTTTAAATTAGCTAACCTAAAAGGACATCTTCCTGATGCAGTAATTGCACAAATTCCTGATACAGCAAAGAAATTTAACATAACTAATCCTTTAAGATTAGCTCATTTCTTAGCACAATGTGGTCATGAATCTGCTGGATTTAAAGCTGTTTCTGAAAATTTAAATTATTCAGCTGATGGTTTAGTTAAAATATTTGGTAAATACTTTAATTCTGCTACAGCTGCTGCATATGCGCGTCAACCAGAAAAAATTGCATCTAAAGTTTATGCTAATAGAATGAGTAATGGTGATGAAGCTTCTAAAGATGGTTGGAAATTCCGTGGAAGAGGTTACATCCAATTAACTGGTAAAGCTAATTATACTGGATTTACTAAATTTATTGGAGAAGACTGTGTTGCTAATCCTGATTTAGTTGCTACTAAATATCCTTTAGCTTCAGCAGCATTCTTCTTTGATTCTAATAAACTTTGGTCTATTTGTGACTTAGGTGCATCAGATGATGTTGTTACTAAAGTTACTAAAAGAGTAAATGGAGGTACTATTGGTCTTGCTGATAGAATTAAACACTTTAAAGAATATTATTCATTATTAAAATAAAATAAAATAAAATGAGTGTAAAAATATTCAGCCAATCTGAAATGGAGAAATATTTTGGAAAGGCAAACCCACAAGGAACATATTTAACTACAATAGATTTACCGTATACAATGTATTACGATAAACAACCTGTTAAAAAAATGAGATGCCATAATAAAGTGGCTAAAGCTTTTTTAAATGTATTTAAAGATTTATTAGCACATTATGGAGAAGCAAAACTTAACGAATTAGAAATTACCGATTTTGGTGGTTGCTTTAATTATCGTTTAATGAGAGGTTCAAATACTAAACTCTCAGCTCATTCATGGGGTACTGCTATTGACCTTGATGCGAATAGAAATACTTTAAAAGAAACAAGCGCAACAGCAAGATTTGCTAAGCCAGAATACAAAGCCATGATTGACATTTTTGAAAAGCATGGATTTGCTAGTTTGGGAAGATTAAAAAATTATGATTGGATGCACTTCCAATATGGATTACCAGTATAATAATATAAAATGAAATACCCTATAATAAGAAGCGGAGTTTTTAGATTTTCTGATATCGCTACTAGCGGAGCAGGAGAATTATCAATATTTAAATTTGTTAAAAATTTATTAACTAGTTTTGGTGTTGCTATTGCAGATGAGTGTTGCCCTACTACAACTTCACCAACAAGATACAATGAAACAACTAATGTTTTAGAATACTATAATCAAGTTAGTGCTACTTGGGAGATTGTACAAGATACTACTGACTGGAATTTATTAGGTAACGCTGGAACTAATCCTAGTTTAAATTTTATTGGTACTACTGATGATAAGGACATTAGATTAAAAAGAAATGCAATTGATTCAGGATATTTAGCAAGTTCAAATACGTCATTTGGAGTAGAATCAGGTGATTTTACTAAAGAAGGATCTTTATCTGCAACTCAATCAGGAAATACAAACATAGGTAGAAGAGCTGGTGGTAGTAGTACTGGTTCTGAAAATACATTTGTAGGGTCAGGAGCAGGAAGATTCAATACAGAGCAACAAGCATCTTGTGTTGGATTAAGTGCAGGAGCTAGTAATAGTGGTCTTAATTTAGTAGCTTTAGGATTTAATTCAGGAATAAGTAATTCAGGAGTAAATGCTACATCTTTAGGTGCATCATCAGGTAATAGTAATTCAGGTGATGATACTGTGGCAATTGGTTTTGAAGCTAACTCAAATAATTCAGGTGATAATGTAATTAGTTTAGGAAGAAATGCTGGTAAAAATAATAATCAAAATAATAGATTTATAGTTGGGTTAAATTATTTACCTACATTCGCTGGTCCTGCTGTCGCTAACGCTGCATTACCTGCATCATCTGCAAATGGAGTATATTTATATATAGACTCAACAGATGGTAATACTATCAAAGCAAGAATTTAATAATAAAAAGTTTTTCGGTGTCTAATAACCGTTTATAATTATGAAACATCCTATATTAAAATCAGGAAATTTTAGATTGTCAAATTCAGAAAATGCAACAGATTCTGAATTATCATTGGTTAAATTTGTTAAACGTATTTTTACTAAATTTGGTGTTACTTTTACAGACCCATGTTGTACTATAACAGATATACAACCTTTACGTTATAATGCTACTACATTAAAAGTTCAAGGATTCGATGGACAAGATTGGGTAGATGTAGGTGAACTTGTATAATAACAACATCTTAACAATTTAAAAAAAGACACAAAAAAAAGGGGAGCTAATTAATTTTAGTTCCCCTTTTTATTTTTAAAATTTATTTTTTTGAATCTTCCAACTCATCCATAAAATTTTTAGTAGCTTGTGCTGTTTCATAATCTTCTTTGTCAACAGCTTCTTGAATAAAACATGCATAAAACATATCGTTTATTTCTGAACATATTTCTTTTACTCTATTTTCCATTTATAAGTGTTTTAATATCTAATAATATTTCCTCTAAAGGCTTTTGTTCGTTCATGCAATCTTTAATTTCTTTAACTAAAGATTTTAATGCAAAAACTGCATCATTAATTGTTACTACTTCGATATCTGATTCGTCATAATAACTTAGTTTTTCTAATAGTTTAAATGCTTCCATTGTTTAATTTTTCTTTTAATTTATTATATAATTCTTTTATTTTTGGTGTACTTTTCATTTGATTATGGTCAGCATCAGAATGACAACCTAAACAAACATAGACTAAATTTTCATTATTAAAAATAATATCTACTGGTAAATATTGTTTATAAAATCTTTTTGGAATAAGGTGGTGAATATGCCAAGCTTTATACTCATATAAAGGGGTGTTACATTCGTAACATACCCTTTTTTTATTATCTTCCCAATACTCTTTAAAAAATTCATGTAACTTATCTTTATCAATTGTGTCACCCTTTGCTATTTTTTCTTTACGTCTTTCTGCATAAACTTTTTGACGTGATTTTAAATAACAACCTTGACACATTTTTTTTGAATAAATTAATCTATCGTTTCCGCATCCTGTGCAGGTTCCTTGTTTTCTTTTAAGCATTCTTTAACTTTTGTTTCTATCTCCTCTTTTAATTCAGGATTGTCCATCATCAATACTTTGAATTTCTCAAATCCCTGTACTTTTACATCTCCATATGTTAACCAAGCACCTCCTTTATGTATTATACTATTTTTACAAGCAATATCAAGTACTTCTTTTATCTTATCAATACCTTCTCCAAAGTTTACATCAAACTCACATTTTGTAAAAGGATTTGAACATTTATTTTTAACTAAAGTAGCTTTAACAGTATTAGAAACAATTTCATCACCAACCTTGTTATTAGATTTAGTCATTCTTATTCTCATAGAAGAATAAAAAGGAATTGCTCTACCTCCTGTAGTAACGTCTGGAGAATACATATTTAAACTACTTCTAACTTGATTGATTAGAATTAATAATACATTGTGTTTGTGTAATTTTGGAGTAAGTTTTCTACATGCTGTACTCATTAATTTTGCATGTAAACCCATACGACCAGCACCATAATCTTCTTCTTGTTCAGCACTAGGTAACATAGCCGCAACAGAATCTACTACGCACATATCTATGCTATTTGACTCAACTAATTTTTCAATTAAATTCAAAGCTTCTTCTGCTGTTTCAGGACTACATAAAATAAGCTCATCATTATTAACACCTATTGCTTCTGCATAATCTTTGTCATATGAACTCTCCATATCTACAAATAAAGCAATTCCTCCTAGCTTTTGACATTCAGCAATTGCATGTAAACATAATGTAGTTTTACTTGAACTATAATCTCCGAATATCTCAACTATTCTTCCTCTTGGAAAACCTCCTATACCTGTTGCAATATCTAATCCTAATGAACCAGTAGGTATTACATCTTTTACACTAGTTGTTTCATTTGCAAATTGCGCTATTATAACATCTGATTTTTTTTCTTTGTTAACATCTTTCATAATCGATGCCAACTTAGCTAATTTTTCTTTTTTATTATCCATATTATTTATTTTTAAATGCTTCTATTGTATGTTTAAAAGGATTACCTTCAATGTTTTCTACAAGTTCTAACATTTGTTGTGCAATCTCTCTAATTTCTAATTGAGCGTGTTCACTATTTCTAAGTCTTAAAAAATTAGCAAAGCTTCTCATATTAAATTGAACATCAGATTGTATTTGAGAGTTATAAGCCTTGAAGAACCTTGCAGATTCTTTAGCTCTTTTTCTACCTAATATTGGTGTTAAATCTTCTAAACAATCGTGGTATAATTTATTACCCATATTTGTATAAGTTTCTAGTACTTCATACCAACTATTAATATCTCCTTTAATACCTTTCCAATCTTCAGGTAAATAAAATTTATCTTCTTTTAATTCTTTATATCTAGCACTCTCCGCATTAATAGAAGCTATTCTATGCTTTAATAAATGTATATGACTTGCTATATCACAATCAATTAAAAAGTGAACTGTTCCTTTTTCAAACGGTGTTTCATGACCGTCTTTCCATAGACTGTGTATTAAATTTGAAACTCTATTTCTTTTTTCTTCTGTTAACTCTCTCGATGTACTTGTCCATGCAGAACAAGCTATTAATTCATCCGAGCCATAATGTCCTATTAATTCTACTGTATTCATATTAAAAAATGCTCTCCTTTTCAGGTAGGTGAGCAGTAAAACACCTATTTATAATTACTTAATTTCACATGCGCCACCTGCACAAGCAGCACTGTCTGATAGATTAGTTAAATCTTCAAACTCTATAACTGTACTTAAATCAATATCCTTTAATTTTTCAAACAAAGTATTATATTCAAGTTCAGAACAATCTTCAAATGGAGCTTGTTTATAAGTATGTCCACTATATGGCAATACACTTAAACCATGATAAGAATCTCTATTTTTCCACATCCATTCTCCAACTTCTTTCCATTCATTTTCTTTAATAGAAACTGTAGCACTAACGTTGTGATAATTAGGACCACTATTGTGACTATTTCTAACCCAATCTACATTATACTCTTTAGTTCTTTCTAATAAAGCTAAAGCACTTTCTGTTCTAATGTGACAAGTTTCTGGAGCTTTTTGTGGAACACTAATTACAGCTGTAGCCGTTGGATTAAATATCTCATCTTCCAATAACTCTGGATTATGAATTTTTAAATGAGCATATAAAGCTTCATTTTTATTAATACGTACTCTACGAATATAGAAGTTATTATGATAAGCATGAATACCGCTTGATGTACCTAATACTATTGAACTAGTACCAGCAGGTTTTACCACACAACATCTTGCAGCTTTATTAATACCTATTAATTTAGCAACTCTTTTATTTTCATTTAATACGATAGTAGAAGCTTCTTTTTTATCTAATGAATCTAAAGTACCACTACCAATTCCTGTTATACCTGTACCAATAAGAGCATCTTTTTCAGTAGTTTTTTTCCAAATACTTCTAAGATATACAAAATCAGTATAACTAGCTTGAAGAGTATTAATAAACGCAGCAGCTTTACTTCTGTTATTAAATTCTTCTTGTGTTTCAATACCTTCAGCATTAATTTCTACAAGATTACAGAAACTAAAAGGTCTAAGACTAGTCTCTACACAAGGATTAGTAAAGTATTCACAATCATTGGTAAAGTATAAACCAGGTTCACCACTACCGCTGTTTTCTATTTTCAACCATAAGTTGTCAAACTCATCTTTTTTGATACGAGAATTAACAATAATAGCACTATTATTAGCTCTAGCAAAGTGAGGATTACTCTCCCACCAATTACCACTTTTACAAGCTAACATATCTTCATCATCCATAGTAAATCCAGCAATCATAGCACTACGTCTAATACCACCACTTAAAACACTATCTGCAATATGACAAAGAATAGAATGACAATCAATAGTAGATAACTTATCTCCATTATTATATCTTTCTAAAATTTGTTCTATTTCAAATAAACATCTTTTTAAAGGCTCTGGACCAGGAGCTTTACCTCCAGCTGTAACTAAAATTGCTCCCTTCTCTCTGATATCTCTAAAATCATAATTAGGTTTAGCTTTACCTGTAAAATAACTGTTCATTAATACTTTAACTGCATCTGCCCAACCGATAATTGAATCAGCTACAAGGTATCTTTTACTCTTAATAGGTTTATTTATTTCAGGTAACTTATCAACATGGTGTTTTTGTACAGAATAACCTACACCACAACCAGAAAGTAATAAAAACATTGCTTCACTAAAAGCTCTATAATCATCAATAGGTAAATAACTACAATTAAAAAGTCTAGCATTATTTATTTCAATAGGTAATCCTCCAAATTGTAAACTTCTCATTGAAGGTAATACTTTTTTGTTGATTACATAATCATTGTAAACTTTGATTAGTTCATCTTTTAATTCAGGAAACTTTCTTACATGCATTTGTAAATTTCTATCTACAATTTCTTCCCATGTCTCTCTTCTTTTTTCAGTCTGTAAATATTTTGCGTACTTCATGTACACAATCAAGTCTGACAATATTTTCTTATCTTTATTCAATTTGTTTTCTATTTAAATTTTAAAAAATGAGGGGATTTTCACCCCTCTAGTTAATTTGGTATTAGTTGTTTGATATAGGCTGACCAGCCGCATCTACAATACCTTTTTCAGCTGCTCTGATTGGCTCACCATCTACGTTTACAATCTCATTTAAAGATTGAATATGCTCTTGTGCAGAATCCAATGCAGACTTCATAGCAGCATTTCTATCTTGTCTAACTTTATTTACTAATTCGTAAAAGTTATCAAGATGTGGTTTTTGTTCTTCTTCCGTCATTGGAACATAGTCAGGAACTTTACTACCATCTTCTAATGTAGTTTCAGATAATTTTTCAAAGCGTACTTTGATTTTATCATCTAATAAATTACGTTGCAATACTGATTGTGTTGCACCAAAAACTCCTTGTAAAATTTCAGTCATTTGCATGATACCATTATAAATAGTTTCATACTCAATACCTTTAATTGTTAAGTCGTCATTGGCTCCCCAATAAGGTTGCTCACGTACTTCTGGCATTTGAGGGTTAGGTGTTTGTTGTCCTGCTGTGTTTTTTTGATTTTCGCTCATTTTTTGTTTGTTTTAATTTTTATTTTTATTTAATTATTTATTTGATATTTACAAAGGTATGGTAAAACTTTTAATCTAAGAGTTAATGATTTGTAAAGAAAATATACCATTATTTAGACAATTTCTAATTATATTATTATATGTATTTATCCCATTATCTTGAGACATATATCCTATTAATACGCATGGAAATATCCAATAGTTGTTTTCTTTTTTACCAATATTGTAAAGCAATACTTTATCTAAAGTATTTTTTGATATGCCTTTTAATTCTTTTAATCTTACTTGTTTTATTATCATAATCCTGTTGAACCAAAGCCTCCTGTACCACGATTTGTTTCTGTTAATTCATTTACTTCTTCAAATTCAATTGTAGGATAAGGTAGAATTATGATTTGACCTACTCTTTCTCCAACTTCATACATTTTAATTGTAAAATCTTCATCTGTATCAGGAGCTTCCTCTGTAAACTCTTCTTCATATGATAATGAATCAATAGGTTTATATTTAAACATTACAGTTCCTCTATATCCACTATCGAGTACACCAACTGAATTTGTCAATACTAAATCTTTTTTAGCATTTGAACTTCTTGGAAATAACAATCCAACATAACCTTTTGGTATTTCAAATGATAAACCTGTATCATATACAACGTTACCATCTGAATCAAATGTTTTACTGATTGCTGTTAAATCCATTCCAGCATCACCATCTTTACTATAAGATGGAATCACTGCGTGTTCATTTAATTTTTTAATTTTTACTATCATTGCTTCAATCTATTTATTAATACTTTTTTATCTAAATTTATATTATTTTCTGCTAACTTTTTTTTAATAAAATAAAAACTGCACTTTGGATACAGTCTTAATATTTGAATAAGTTTATTTACTATGTAATCCATAATGCTTAATTTGATATTTTATGAACATTGCGTTAAGTGCTATAGCATCTAAATGATCTAGCTTATCTTCATCGTGATAGTTACCTTTCATTATTTCAAGAGAATGTCTAAATAAAGCTTGTTTTAATTGTTCAACCTCCATTGGTTTTTTCCAGTTATCCTTGCCATATTTTACCTTGTTTTTAGCCATTCTTTTAGCCATGCTTTCAATAAATTCCCAATCTAATTCAAACTCTTGTTTGTTATTTGATTCTTTATGACCGTCTGTTTTTTCAACAGATTCTTTATTGAGATTTGAATACTTATTTTTGAAATTATTTTTATCAAAAAAATCTTTGCTATCTACATAAAAAATATTTTTTTGTGGTCTTCCAAAATTATTCTGTGATTCTTTTAAATATTCAGATAAATCTGGAACATTTTGTTGTCCTATTTTATTTAATAACCTTTCAGTTTTTTTTATATTTTCCTCTAAGTCATAATTGTTTAACTTATCAAATCTTCTTTTCTTTACTTCCTGATTATCTCTTTCATTTTTATTTTTAAAATGTTCAAAGATATCTTCTATTAATCTGTTATGTATTTTTTGATTCATCTTTTAATTTAAAGGCTTTGACGCTAACCCATTCGTTTAAAATTTTGTTATTAAATTGAAGAAATTCACCAGCAATTATATATGCTTCTTTTAAAAGCATCTCTTGTTTTGTTTGATGAAATGAAATAATTTCAAATTTAAAATTATCAGTTGTTTTTTCTTCTATTAGAGTATGTACTATTTTAGAACTAGATATGTAATTTTTCCAATTAGATTCCTTTACTTTAGTTTCTCTTTTTGGTTTACGTCCTTTTCCTGAGTATAATTCATTCGCTCTTTTTTTACTTATGATAGGTTTTGTTGTAGAGTAAAAAGATTTACAACCGTAATAAAAATTACCTGTATCTTTATCTGTAATCTTATATACAAACCCATAAGTATTTTCTGGTGGTGAGTTGATTACTTTGTTTTTAAATTTCCATGTTATCATATTTTTATATATTTTATTTTTTGCATAGCAAAGGCTTTACTCCTTGCAAGAGAGCAACTCTCAAGCAGAAATATTTCCTGGTGTCCTAAACCATTCAAGGCAAATTTAACGACCCTACCTCCTTGACCAACTCTCCTCAAACTCATTTAGTTGGATTTACTTTTTATAGCAGTGTTGAGTTTTATCAAACTTGCAAGTCGTGGTTGTCAGCCTTAAGACAGAGCCACATTTACAACACTGGTTAAATCTACTATTTTTTGCTCGGCTTATACGAGCTTCTTTTTTATATTTGTTTAGAAGAAGTAAAACTAAAGGGCATAAAAAATCCCCGTTACAACAATCTCATAAAGAGAAGGGGGAGAAATGTAACGAGGACTAATTAATATTTTTACGTTAACCCCTCCCAGAGCAACTTACAAATACAAAGGTAAGAAGACTTTTTGGATTTTCCAAATTATTAATTAATTTTAATTATTTTTTAACAATTAATTATATTCTAAGTCCAATATCTTACCGACTAAATCACTTCTATGATTTGCTTTAAGTTTTATCCATTTAATTTCCTCAATCTTTTTAGATAATTCTATAGCAAAAGACAATCCGTTAAATTCATCTCTGATATCTTTCTGCTCATTGTCTCCATTAATGATTATCTTACCTGTTTTACCTAATCTAGTTAGAATAGCTAGCATTTCTGCTTTAGTTGTATTTTGTGCTTCTTCCACAATTAATACATCTTCTACTGTTTTACCTCTAATAAATTGAATAGGTAATGCTTTTATTTTTTCAGATTCAATTAAGTGACCCACTTCCCTTTTATCTGTACAACATTTATTTAAGTTCTCAACAAAAGCTTCCATGTATGGATCAAATTTTTCTGAAAGCATTCCAGGTAATAGTCCAATAGATTTACCTACTTCTATTGCAGCTCTTGTATTCCATAAGCAATTTATCTGTTTTTTCTTTAAAAAATCTAAACCAGCTTTAGCACATACTAAACTTTTACCAGAACCAGCTCTTCCTGTAACAACTACAATTTGATTATTTACTATCAAACTCATTGCCTCTTTTTGTTCTTCGTTTAATTGAATAGCACTTATTGCTTTAATCTCTCCTTTTCTTTCTCTTGTTGGCTCTTTCATTACTATAATTTTATTTCGTTTTCATTAATTACTGCATAAAAACATTCTCTTAGAAATTCAGAAGTTATTTCTTTTTCTGATTTATCCCATTGTTTAAATGTCCTATTTAAATCTAATAGTGCTTGATGCATTTTATGTGCTTGCAAAAATACGTCTAATGACTCTTGGTCATCTTCTCCTGAAAAATCAAATGTTACTTTCATATTAAAAATGTTTATTATACTTCTCAAATGAGAATGTTAAATCTTGAGTATTGTTATCGTAGTATTCTCCAACTACATCGCATTGAAAAATACTATGTTTATTTTGACAAAGAGCTACAGTTAAAATATTATTTTTATTAATATTAAACATATTGCACATTGTGTCAACTAACCATGTATAATTTCTACCACTAATTACTCCAGCCTCAATCAACATAAAGTTCTTATATGGCTGTGAATATGATTTAAAAGTCTCTTCAAACTTTAACTCAAAAGGACTTGGTAATTGGTCAGGATATGGAACTTCAACATTAAACATATCTAATATTTCTCCATCTCTACTAAATTCATGTAGTAATAACATTGAAATAATA